GAAAATCATTCCGCATCCTTTTGGATTCCTACATTCCAAAGTACCCTCTTCAACGATCTGACCGATGATAGAGTCACCCAGCTGACCGAGGTCAACTTCTTGCAGAGGACGCAAGCTAGCATAGCTGAACCACATTGGGTCGTACAGGAATGCTGTAAAGTTAGCTGTATTATCCAAACCAGTAACGGCAGTATTAGAAATACCCATTACGTAGTTAGGAACAACCATGATGTCACCGAAGTCAGACATATAGATTTCAACAGACTGACGGAGCTTACCATCAGCATCAATGTTACGTCTGACGTTACCATCACCAGCATTAGTGGTGCTAGAACCTGCGGACTGAGCCTTAGCAGAGAACACACGACGATTAGCAGGAGACAACATCAGCTTGGTAGCTTTACCACCATTCTCATAGATGCCTTGCATAACTGCGTCAACATGTGACAAAGCCAAAGAGACTTTGTCAGCAGATGTAACACCAGAGAATGTACCGCAAACACCGCCACCTGGATTAGTAGGAGCAGTATACTCACCGGGAGTAGTCAATACGTTCAAAGCTGTAGCAGGGGTTGTGGTAGCAGCAGTGTAGTTAATCCAAGACTGATAGCCACCGAAAGTACGGGTGCCAGAGCCATTAGAAGATTTCCAAGCGTTAACCAAGTCGAACTCAACGTCCCTGCGAAGTTCGGTACCACGCTTTTTGAGCTGGTATGCGTATTCATCAGCGACACCTGCTTGGTCAACAGCACGCTTAGTGCCGGTAACTGTAACAGTCTTAGAGTTAATTTGTGTGTAGTTACCCAAACGAGTACGGAAAGGCTCATTAGCCTGTGCACTGTTTTGAGTGGCGTATGATACACCCTCGGCTACAGGAGCAGAAGTTGGGGGTGCCAACTCGTCTGTTTGCCATTCGTGAAACACAGCGGTAGCCTTAGTCTTGCCGATAGACGACATGAAAGGTGTCTCATCACGAGAGATCATAGAGATAAAGTTCGCTAGGTCTTCACGTTCGCCAGCGTTGACAGCGTTACCAGTAGCAGCAGCGCTACGTGCGGCAGCCTTAGGACCACCTGTTGCAAATGTTTGTGCCATTTGTTATTTTCCTTTTAGTGAGAAATTAAAGTTTTTTGCTCACTGAAGAAATACGTTTTAGAAAATCTAATTCGTCTTGTTTAGATCCTTGACCTGCTAGAACTTTAGAACGGTTTTGGTTTACCGATTGCTTCTCTTTTTGGGAAGCCGGAGTTCCCTTTTTAGATGGGATGGACTTCACGTTTGGAGATGCCTTTCGTTTTACTTCGCCTGTTTCTTTAGCTGTTTTAAGCTTACGGTAATCATTGATAAACTTAACAACATTAGGGTCGTATACAGCCTCTAATAGTTGTTCAGGGATACCTTCTTTAATTGCAAACTCTCGAATACTCTTAGCAACTTTTTCTGAATAGTCAGGAATAAGGTTAACGATGTTATCCTCATACTGCTTCAATAACACTTGTTGTTGTTCTAATTGTTGAGCTTGTAATTGTTCTGCAACTGCTTTAACTTGGACTTCACGTTTATTACGTGCCTTCCAGTATTTTTCTTGTACATCTTCGAGTTGCTCTTTAAGCTCTCGTGCTGTATAAGTGTCACCTTCTTCTCGGGCTTTATCGATATCACCTTTGATTTTATGGTATTGAGTTGCAAGACTAGTTTCAACTGCGGTAAGTTCTTCATTAATAACTGTACCTAGTTGAATGATTTCTTGTAGCTTTTCAGTTCGTTCTTGGTCGATCTGTTTCTTCAATTCGCCTAATTCACGCCCCTTTTGAGATAGATGTTTGTCAGTAGAATAACCCTTACGGATTTCTTCTAGGGTAACATACTCAGTTTTACCGTCAACTGTGACGGGTACTTGGTATTCCCAATCAATATCTTCTTCAGAAGGTAGATCAGCATTTTGGGTAGACGTATCATCCTCAGCATTTTCTTCTTCATCTGAATCACTTGATTCTTCTTCTTCATCTAGGTCATTTTCAGACTCAGTATCGTTCTCTTCTTGGGCTTCTTCTTCCGATACTTCATCTGGACTTGGGACGTCATAACCTTCTTCTGGTAGAGATTCTTTGTTAAGACCCAACAGTTCTGCTGCTGGAGAATTACGTAGAATGTCATCAAGGCTCTTCACTTCCAAGTCTGCACTATTCGATCCGTCATCAAAACTCGAGCTACTGATTTCAGAAGCTGGAGTACTGGTAGAGAGATGTGGTAGATTCATATTCTTTTACCTTTGTGTCCGTTATTGTTTGGCTTCAGCTTTGGCTTTCTTTGCCGCAGCCATACGTTCAGTGAAATCTGACTTGTCTTTATTCATAAGACGGTCAATAGCATCAATAGCATTTGTTAAATTAACAAAGGTTGGTGCATAATTCCCTGCTCGACCTACACCGCCATTTGACCCGCATTGGACCAATTCACGTAGGATTTCTTGTTGTGCTTTTTCTAGCACATCTTTCGCTTTACTTAAATCACTCATATTATTCCTCAGACCCCCCTTGGGTATTTTTGTTTTGTTGATTAATGAACTTGACGTTATTACCGTACATTTCAATACCAACTAATTTTTCCTTAACACTACCTAATGCCATAGCTGTATGATACAGATACTCTCGTTCTTTAGAACAATGAGGTTCTGTCTTCAACCACGCAACAAAAAGGTCAGCAAGGATTTCACTATAGGCGTCACCAAAGAATTGCTCACGTTCACGGTGTACAAATTCAGCACGCCCTAAAGCTAACTGGGCTTCACGAAAAGGTTCTACCTTCATATGCCCATCTGTATGATCCATTCGGGGTTTTATCTTCTTTTCAAACCCACCTCGATATTTATCCATAAATTATTTCTAGAAAGACTCCCCCAGTTACGAGGGAGGGTTATTGTTACATCATCATTGGGTTTTCACCTGCAGCCGCTGGACCTGCTTGAGGTTGCGGTGCTTGACTACCCTGAGGTTTACTTGCGTCAACATGAGAGTCAGCATCGATGAATGCCTTAGCCATAGCAAGGAGTTCTTTAACATCGGGCTTAGGAGGCATCTCAACACCTTCTTTAGCCGCTTGAATATAAAGCTTACCCCACTCTTGATAACTCTTGTCCAAGGCAACCATAAGTTGTTTGGTGTTATCTTGCATAGCATTTTTGGCTTGTACATTAGTGAGATCAAGGGTTGCTTGTCTCTGTGCCATGTCAATCATCTTTGCTTGTTCTTCAAGCTGTTTCTGTTTCTCTGCTGCTTGTACTTCAGCTTCTCTTGACTTCATAGCCTGTTCAATGAACTTAGGATCAGTGTAGTCAACAAGGAAGTCTAAAGGATCAAGATCCATAGACTCAATAGCTTTACAAGCAATAGTTACTGCAGCCTGTGGGTTAACAGCGCCTCCTGCTCCTGCTTGTTGCAGTGCCGGAATAATCTGTTGACCAACAGTATTCATTTTCTTCATGATATTGCTGTTACTGTTTTCACCAACATCAACATCAACATAGAGCATCAGGTTACTTGGTAGTGTTCCTGGATCTACAGACTTATACAAATCATTTTGGTCATAATAACCAACTTCTTTACCACGCAGTTTATCCCGCATAGTTTTGTATACACCTTCACAGAGTCGTTTAAACCCTGTTTCAGCAAATCTACGTGCCATAAATTGAATACGCACCTGTGCAGCAGACATAGCCCGTTGCATCTTCTCCTCTGAATTACCAGAGACATATAGCGTATCATTCAAGCCTTGAGCAGCTTTAGACAAACCTGTTGCTTGTTCTTTGTGTAGTTGTAACAACTCAAGAACAGGTACAGTACCAGTACTAATAGTATCTGGTGACAAAGCGGCTACGGCTCCATTAGGATTACCATTAGTAGCAATAATTTGTTTTGGCTTCATGTTCTGTAGCGCACTGAAGTCTACAACATTAGGATCAGCAAGCTTAGGTGAGTAGTTAGTTAAGTAAACATTCTCAATAAAACCACGCATAATAGCTGTTGAAGCCAAGGTTGTTGGGCGAATCATATCAGCCACAGACAACCCAAAGAACTCGTGAGGTACTTCAAAGGGACAAAGAGTCGCCAATGGAATCATGTCACAATCCTCTTCCATAAGGATTGTTGAACCAGCAATAATAAAGTGCTTAAGTTCAGCGATACCATCACCATCACGGTCTACACGTAACCAACACTCAATAACAGTGAGTTGTCGATTAGCTTCTGACGGGAATAGCTCCCGTGAATTTCCCCCAAGCCAGTACTCTTCACCAACCAGACGCTTACGAGCAGCTTGCTCTTCGGTGTACTTGGTAGCCCAATCGTAGCTACCGTCTCCAATGGCGTCCCAGTCGATATTCTCTGCTATGTCAGGGAAAAACTTTCTCACTTCAGAACGAGTCATATCGATCTGAATACCCACGAATGCTGCATCATCAAGTGAGTGTGCATCCCGTGTAATACGGAAACATTCTGGGTGTACGTTCTTAATCAAGATCCTTGTCTTGTTATGTTTTCTTTTTAGACGAACATCCTTGTATACCATCTTGTAGACAGCATTACCTTCTTCGTCTGTATCCAGTTCTTGTTCATATTTAAGATCACCAATGATCTCTACGTTATCATCAGACAACAATAGATCAAGGTTCTCCTGACCAATAGAGTCAAACTCTTCAAACTGATAGTCAAAATCTTCAATGTATTCCCAACGGATAATACTATTCTTCCACAACAGGGCAGACTTTACCCATGTATTAAGGACTTCCCAACCAGGATTCTGTTTAAAGATTCCATAGTTAACAAGGTCAGAAGCTACTTTAGCCTCATGATATGCCTTGGGGGAATTACCTGCAGGAATAAACCTTGCAATCTTATTGTTATTAAACATAAGTTCAGCAAGAATAGCTGTGTATCCTTCAATAGCTTCTACAGTGTCTGAAGAGACAATCTGTGAAGCACCTTGAGGAATCAGGTGGAATTGCGGCATCATACCGTATTCGTAGGTAGCCTTCTGTCGTTCACGAGCTAAGTCAGAACTATTCAAGAAGTCACCAACAGAGTTCATTACACCCTGTTCGATCATAGCTAGGAGTTCATTATCCCCTACTGGATCTTTATATCTATCCACAAAGCGGATAATATCTCTACTTGTATCACTCATTGTAAACCTTTCTTGGTCATACATTCATTCAATCAAAGTCTACAATAAGACTTGTATGTGCTACTACTTTTTAATCCTCTCATGAGTAGCCAACAAGATAAAGGAATCAACCTTTCTTAGGACACAAGGGACTAACCCTGTCGAGGATGGAAGTCCTTCTGGGACTTATCACCGATTTTTTCCTGTGGATTCAAAAGACGACCCGGCTGTTGAGGCTTAAGTAGTTTCTTGAATTGTTCTTTTTCTTCACCTCTGAGAGGTACATTAATCTGTGCCATATATTACCACTTTACTTTGTTAGCCCAATATGCCGCAGACAAAGGTCCTTTAGCAATATTGGATGCATGTCTAGCTTTAAAAGCTTCATTACGCTTTGAACCGTCAGGACTTCCTTGGGTACCCTGTTGACCAAACCTGATAGTCTTAACAGTGTCACCACTCTTAGCCACTACAATGTGACTCTTAGTAGCATGACCCGGAGTTCTCTTAGGTTTGTTATAACCAGATACACCAGCTCTTTCTAGTCGAGGATCTTTTGCCATAATATTCTCCCTATATCCAAGTAGTTTCTACTGGTTGATAGTTACCTATCTTCTGTGAGAAAGGTACTGTTGTGTTTGTTAATCTGTCACCATGAGTTCTGATTACTTCTAACGCTATAGCCAAAGCAATAACTGTATCATCATTCTGACCTACAATAGCATTAGTCTTTCCAGACTCATCAGCTACATAGTTCATCAACTCACCAATAATAATTCTTGAGGGTATCCATATATCTTCTTGTTCAATGGCATTCTTAAGGAATCCAATAATAGCAGGTTTAGAAGCAGAAGTAGTTCTCCATCCAATCCTTGTTCCTTCTTCCTTAGATACATTAGCCATCTTAGTTTGATAATACATGTTAACATAACCCATCTGAGTAAGTCTATTCAGAGTAGCAATACCCATACTATTAGACTCTACAGCTAACAAAGCATTATTATAGTACCTTCCTAGGTAAAACAATAAATCACCAAACTGACTAGGATCAATCGTATTATTACGATAAACAGCGCAAACTTCCCTTCGGGCATTGATAACCACGGCTGTAGAATAATCCTTGCCAACACCCAAAGCAACATCAGCACCGATAGCAAAGGCATCTTCAAAAGTAGGGTATTTAAATATCTCAATCGACCCATCCTTTAAATCCTCCATCATAGAGGATTCAAAGTTAAACTCTCTCTTTGCTAATATAGGTTGAGGAACTAACTTACTTAGCTTCTCAATGTTGAATACATTAGAGCCAGAAACAATAAATGCTTCCTCAGGTGTCGCAGGATACTCCTGACGGAACTTATCCTCACCACCCTCCGCAATCTTTAATCTTCTCCAGTATAACTGATCATCGTCTAAGCTATACCTAGTAACTAATACTTCTTCCTCTGTTGTTCTTTCAAATCCTTCAGGGGCTTTCCTCCGGTACTCTGTCATAAGGTACCATGGAACAAAAATAGCTATATAGTCATTCTCACCCTTGACAGCTCCCTGCCATAATCTGTGAAAAGAATTACCCACACCATTAGCTGTACTCTCAAGAATAACCTCGGTACCGTCCGCTTGGGAAATACCTTGGAATAGTCCGGCTAGAATCTTTTCATCATGATTCCAGAAAGCTACCTCAGACAAGTGAGCAATAGTAGGAGTCGTTCCCCTACCCGCCTCAGGAGCACCAGCTGTGTACAGCCTATACCCTGAATCATTATGCTCAAACATAATTTCTTTTGCATTTGACTTCTTCAACACAGGTCGGAATGTATCCCCCATGTTGTAGATTGTATTCCTGGACATACCAAAGAGTGCATCACTGGTAGCAGCATCATGAGCCATAACTACCGATTTATTGAAAGCATTAAAGTAACTTTTCCAGAATACTCGTCCTGTTGTGTACGTACTTAAAC